CCTGTTGTTCCCTGTGTACCAGTTGTACCTTGCGCTCCGTTTGCACCAATGTAACCTGCAGTACCTTGCGCACCAGTTGCGCCTTGAGAACCTGTTGTACCCTGAGTTCCATTAGTACCTTGAGAACCCGTTGTTCCCTGTGTTCCCGTTGTACCCTGTGTACCAGTTGTGCCTTGAGTACCAGTAGCGCCTTGTGTTCCTGTTGTACCTTGTGAACCTGTTGTACCCTGGCTACCAGTGTTACCTTGAGTACCAGTTGTACCTTGCGCACCCGTGCTTGTGTTAATCCAAGAAGAACCGTTCCAGGAACGAAGATAACCAAGTTGTGTGTCAAAATAGATTTGACCAACGACTGGTGAGGATGGGGCGGACGCTAAGTTTTGAACTCTAGCATTTTGTAACTCTAATCTGTTTAAATCAATTGGGGTTAAAAACTTACGTGCCATTTATTTTATCTCCTTTAAGATAAATATGCTTTCCCTGAGAAAGCGGATGAGAAAGTGACCGTAAGTGAGTCCGAATTGGTGTAAGCGATTTCGCCTTCGTAAATAGTACCAGCAGAATCTTGAACTGTAAGGTTAGGATAAAAACCTAAATTGTGATTTATTGTCCATGTGCTGCTGGCAACACCTTGGGTATGGGTATAGGAAACTCTTGCCGTTGTAAAGTATTTATTTGTAGCGCCTTCAGCCAAATCATCAGTAGTATTGAGGGCTGCTCCAGCAATAGCGTTTGCTAGTTGTTGAAGAGTTACCCCCCCGCCGTTTGTTCCCTGTACACCTTGGGTACCTGTAGGCCCTTGGATTCCCTGCGTTCCTTGAATATTGCCCGCATTAACCCAAGAACCTGAGCTCCATACATACAAAGTTCCGCCACCGACGAGATAAGCGTCGCCCTGAGTGCCAGTTGGGTGAGCAGCAATTAAAGCAGCATAGTTAACGTAAGAGCCAAGAATATTAATTCCTGTACCAATACGTCCTTGAATACCTTGTACACCTTGAAGCCCTTTGGGTCCACCCTGCCCAACATAAACAACAGGAGTACTAACGTTTTGCATACCACATGTATGTTGATTTCCTACACATCTACATCTAGTCAAGGGTTACCTCCTGCGTTGTAAAGACCTGTCCACGAAGGTATGTGTTTTCATATGTAGGGTCTGTATCGTCGGTTGCTTGCAAATCCCAAAATGCTCTTGGTGGCATGTATTCAGTATTTTTCTTTGTTAATGATAAACGTATCTTACTTAAAGTCTCTGAAGTAGATATTGTTTCAATACCAAATGTTGCATATAAAGAAGGTGCATTTGGATAAGTGCGAATTTGCGCTTTAAAACTAAGACCTGTAATGTCAAATGGAAAATCAATCTCTTCGGTGTATGAATCTCCTTGATATAGAACAATATCTTGAATGGAAACGTAGCTTGGAAAAGGTGTACGCCCATTAAGGTCATTTTGAATATAAACGCGTTCTGGGCGACGTGAATCATCAATTTCTTGCGCCACATATACAGGAACAAGCTTATTGGTAAGTCGAGAAACCCTACGAAGAGTTCCCATTTCAATACGCCAAAGGCCAATATTTAATGCAGAACAAAGCTGATGGTATTGTTCCCAACGAGCTTGGATAGTTTGCGTAAGTTGACGGTAACGTTCAGAACGAGGAATAGAGACGCCATCAGGGGCGTTAATATCAATATCAAATGAGGCATCAGTTGCCAATGCCCATAGAGCTTCAATAGTTGCTAAGATAGCAATTGGATACTCTTCAACAACAGGTATTAAGTTGATGGTCATTTGGCTACCAAGACCATTGGTTCGGTTGTAAGTATGTTGCTCTACAGCGGTATTAACAAACTTACAGATATCATCATCTGTAAAGTATCTAAATACTGTTCCTCTAATAAGGATTGCTGCGTTAGCTGCAGGAGTGTGAACAAAGTGAACTACGCCCACGTCAGCTTCTAGCGTATACCCAGCAGGGTAAGCTACTGGACTACCATTTACATATACCTCAAGTGTGTATAAATCAATAGGATGAATTGCTAGAGGAAAATCTGAATTAATGGCATCGCCTGTAAAAGTAAGAGAAAATTGCTTTGGCTGGTCACCAAGCTCTAAACGAACTCGGGATGTGATGTCATAGAGGACTGCCACAAAAACTCCCTACACTACGGTGTTCTAATGATGACGTTAATTAATAAAAAAATCTCTGTAAAACAAAGAAGCGGGCTTTCGCCCGCTACTCCGCCAATATTTAGCTTAAATTACTCCAGCTAGATAGCCTTTTTCTTTAAGGTGTTGAGCAACATGCTGAGTGACCTTGTACTTTTGTCCCGCTTTAAATGAGTAGTTATTTCCTGAGCCAAGAGTCATATTTTCAACGTCCTCTACAACTCGGATAACAACCTCTGCATCATTGCTGATTACAGTTGGCTCATCCACAATAACAGTTTGGCGCTCTGGAACAGTTGCATCAATAACTTCTGTTTCTAGCTTAATCTGAGCTTCGGCGGTAGCCATAGACATAGAATTAGCTCGGTCTTGCATTTCTTCGAGGTTAGCTGTAACTAGCGCTTCGCGCTTACGACCAGTAACGTCGGTTGGTTTAGCCTTTGAAGCCATGGTGTTTTTCTCCAATGTAGTAACTCGGGTAGATAAGAGCGGGACCTTTCGGCCCCGCCCCTTCAAGCTATTTAGTTATTAATTTGTTTCGGCTACGACTACAGCCTGGTCTGTAATTAGACCAAGACCGAAGATTGAGTACCAAGCAAGTGCGTGCTCACGACCAAAGTCAAGAATACCACCATCGCGGAGTTCTACTGGAAGTGAGATTGCGTGACCAAATGCGTTATCTCCAATGAAGATAGCTGAATAGCGGTCAGAACCACCGTTACCTGTGTATGTAGCAGGTGTTAGGTATCCTCCACCAGCAGTTACTGTTGGATTAGCAACAGCTGTATCTGTGGTGTATGAGCTACCAGCGCCGCCAGCAACTTTAAGAACCTGTGTTGTTTCGATGAATACGCAATCGTACAAACGACCAATTTCACCTAGCATGAAGTTTCCTGGAGCTGCGTACTTTGTGACTTCAATAAATTCTGGATTGTCACGAAGCTTACGGCTTTGGTGGGGGTGAACGAATGCAACATATGTCTCACCCAAACGAGGGATGTTCTTGGTTGAGAGTGTCTCAACTGCATCCTTGACTGTGTGGGTTGTGAGGTTGAATGTACCAGTCATTGAAGCACGGCTTGTGCCCTTTGTACCATCTGCATAGAAGTTGTTTACTGCAGTAAGGTTTGAGCGGTCTTCGCCGTAAATTGTTGAAGTCGCTGCGTAAAGTGTGTCGCGTGAAAGCTGGTCAAGATAGACAGCCATGTTACGACCAAGAAGACGTGAGGCTGAAGCCATTACGTCATCGAATGAAGCGTTGAGAAGGAGTTCTGATACAGCAAGAGCATAACCATGCTCAGCTACTGTGATTGAGAACTGTTGCGCTGTAAGCGCATTTGTCTGCATACGTACACCTTCGACGAGCGGTGAAGCAAAGCCGAGGTTGTTGTAACGCATGAAGTTGATTTGAAGACCTGGTGCAACACCAAGCTCTGTCTTCTTTACTGCAAACTGTTCAAAACGAAGAATTGGCATGGCCTGGAAAAGAATTTCCTTTGACCAGATAACCTGAATCGCTTGAGTCAGCTGGGTATTAGTGCCTGAATAGGCTGTTGGTGAGGCTGCTAGTGAGCCCGTTCCTGTGATACCTGATGCCATTTAGCTATAACTCCTTGATTGGATTTGGATTGGGGGGATTTATCCGAACAGGCCGCGAGACTTGCCACGAGCGGATTCGCTCATTAGCTTGTCTCTATATTTTGCGTAATCATTCATCGACATAGACGCAATATCTTGCGCTGTAAACTGACGTTGCTCCGAATTAGTTTCCAATGGTCCAGCTGGAGGCAAGGTTGCCCTTGTACCAGTCATTTCTTTGCGGGCATTCTGCATTGCAGATTGCGCCGATTCGAGAATTCTTGCTGAACGCTCTTTTAAGCTTTCCAAACTTGCGTCTACTTCTTCTGGAGTGTTTCCAGAAACTAAATCCGCTAGCTCGGGCATGATATTGTCGCGTTCTTGTTCAAAACGATTTTGTTTATAATTTTGAAGCTCAGCATATGTGCGTTCTTGCTCCAGAAGAGCGAAAGCTCGTTCACGCTCGCTGCGCTCACGCTCCAACTGCTCCTGCCACTCTTGCTCTTTAAGCTTAATAAGTTCCTTGGCGTCCAAGTCTTCTTCAAGCTTTGATTTCTCTTTAGCCGCTTTGTTAGCTGATTCCTCAGCTTCCTTAGCTGCTTTACGAGCGGCTTTCTCTTCTTTTTCTTTCTTAAGTGCAGCAACTTCACTCTTTAGCGACTCAACTACAGGATAAAGTTTATCTTTTTCTTGTGACCGAACTTTTGCTAAATCATCCTCAGTATAAAACTTTGGAGTTGAAGTTACATCTTCAGTAGCAGTAGATGCGTCAACACCCGACATGTTTACTACTGGAGCTGTACTTGCTTCGGCTTGAAAAGCCTCTGCCATATTTTCTGCTGTGCTCATAGCTATATCCTTTGATTCTAGGGGTCGTTTTCCGATGTAAGAGCTCATATGACCAAACGTTGTTTTACATATTCAATTTTTCTCTAACAATACAAAAATTTCAGCGTAAACGCTTATTTTTCATATTCTTCTGGTACTCGTCTTTGTGGTAACATAGTTCCATAAGCTTCGGTTACTAACTTGTTTCGCAAATCAGCTTCACCCATATCGGCAGCCATTAAAGCGGCATCTATAGTCGGTGGCAATACGGCAGGGTTGGCCTCTCCCCCATCAGGAGAAGCTCCAGGAGCTCCGCCAGTAGGTGCTTGACCCACCATTCCAGGAGCAGAGCCTGTGAGTTCCATAATTTCTTGTTCAATTTGTGTTTGAAGCAACTTAAGCGCGCCATCAGCAGTTGCATCGTCCATGAGTTCCTGGCGAATTTCATTAAGTTTTTCGGCTGGAAATTCTTCACCGAGAGTACGAAGAGCTCCCTCTTTAGATTCAAGACCAAGTGAAAGAAGGGATTGAATTTCATTGAGGGCGATTAATTTATCTAAAGGCAGTGGTTGTGGGAACTGCACATATGAACGATAGGTAAGCGGGTCTGCTGGGTCAAGACGGTCTACTTGGCCTTTTTTAAGTTTTACGTCTGTAGTTGGGTCCCAAATAAATGTTTCTGGTTCTTTTACTGAAAGTGAAAGAAGGATGAGCTCATTAACTCGTTCTAACCCATGTGCATACTGAATAATCTTCTGATGGTAGCGATTCATCAAAGGCTGGAATTGAATAGAGAGTGCCACACCTGAAGTGTTAGAGATTGGCTGTGCTTGACCAAGAGCAGTTTCAGGAACGCCAATCATTTCGTGCATTGATTTTTTGAGCATCGCTAAAAAGTCCATAGCGCCCTTAAGACCTTGTGCGCCACCTTCAAGGTTTTCTACACGAGCGTCTTTAGGAAGACCTCCCCATACCTTATTAGCGCCCTTTTCAAGTTGTGACGCTTTAGCACCGATGATTACTGTTACTGGAGCTGCGTGGTAGTTAACAATGTCCGCAATGTCCGTAGCAGTTTCATTATAAGTACGGTTAATGCTGATAATATCGTTACAATCGCTAAGACCCCAAGGAGAACCAGAGATACGCACATTAGGAATGTGAATAACGGGAATTGTGCCGAGCGGATTAGGACGCGAGTCAATAAGTTCGTCATTGATGTACTCCTCAATCATGTCTTCTGTAAGGATTTCAGTGTAAGTAAACACCTGACGTGTTCCTTCTAGTGATGTGCCCCAAAAACGATATTTAAGTTTAAAACGAATTAAACGTTCACGGTCATGTGGGTGAAATTCTGGAAATGCAAAAGAAGAGTTTAAGGGAAGAACACGAACTCGTCCTGGATGCATACGTCCCGCTGGGTCTGTATAACCTTCTTCATAAGCAACTTTAATAAAGCAATCGCCTGATACTCCGCCCTGCTGTCCAATTTCCCACAGAACTGTAGCTTTATTGTTATCTACTTCCCATACTCTTTCAAGCAAGTCAGGGACAATAGCTTCCGTTTCTTTTGGAGAACGGAAGGAAACCCCTTTACCAAAAGTGAAGTTAAGTACGAAGTCTGTAAAGGCGCGAAAATAATTAAGTGCAAGCTGAGATTCGCCAACTTGACGGCGATAAGAATAATGATGGCCCAGGTACATAGCCCAGTTAAGGCTATAACGGTTTAGGCGCGGACCGTGCACCTCAAATTCTTCGTCAGCAAGCTCTACTAAACCAAGTGGAGAAATAGAAATTGTTAAATCGCTTGACGCCGCCCTATAACTAGGAGGTGAAAAGTCAATTGAACTCACTTACTTCCCTCCCAAAACTTGTGGGTAAACCATAACATTAAAGTCGACAAATCTGTAAATCTGTTTACCCTATTTTGTAACTTTTTTAGTTACTTTCTTTGTAACAATATGCGCTTTAGAGCGTTCTTCTTCTTTTCTATCCATCTCTTCTTGCGCATAATCACGAAATCTAGGGTCTACTTCACGTTTGCTTTTAACAAACTGTCCACCCATTTGCGCATATTTAGCATGAATCCAATGAGCTTTTGCAGGAGAGTTTTTAGAAAACCTTGCACTTGCTTGCACGGTAACCATATTATAAAGTTTTGGATTGGCAGGAATTTGGTCTGGCGTTTCCTTAACTTCTTTACCTCTAATGAGGGCCATGGTTGCTCCTTTAAAAAAAGCTCCCGCCCCCGCAGCATGGTGAAACGCTGAACGGGGGACGAGAAACTAAATTAGTCCTGTACGACTGATGGGTTAAGACGCTGTTGATGTGAACCGTTACGAATAACTTCTTCAAAACGATTATCACCGTGGTCAGCAAATGCGCCGTTAGCAAACTCTGTAAGAGTATCTGGTGCTTCTACCCACGCTGCAGAACCTACGTGAGCACGCTCACGCATTGTTTCCTCAGCTGGCTTTTCAAAAACATTTGCATTGCGGTTTGGACGACCAGCTGCAGGAACGTATCCCTGCATTGCGCCCTTTGTAAATTCCTGTGGGACGTCTGTATCAGTTGCAATTCCCTCTTCAAAACGAAGTGGTCCACGCTGTCCTGGCGTTGCAGGTGACATCTTACGGTCGTAATTGTTACCTGGACGTTCTGGGAAATTAGGTGATGGTGCGATTGTCATATATGACTCCTTGTTGAGTAGGGAAAAGGCCTTTTTCCTAATAGATAGTTTCTCGCTTTATTGACATTAATGGTGCCTAAAGCCCAAAATTTTTATCTAAAGAACGGTGATGAACTTACTTCTACTGAAGGCATTGTTAAATCCATAGTTAGGGCGCATGCAATAGCCAAACTATCTGCGTAATCATCATGGGCATGGGCTTCATCGGGTGCATGCGCTAAAAAATTGGGCCCAGTAAATTTAGTCTCTAAATCAGACATCTGTTGATAGAAGCGCTTCCAAGTACGCAATCTACGAGTTTTTGCATGTGAAGGCCACCCAACCATACGGCGGTCAATAAGAGCTTTAAGGTGTTTCCAACGTTTAGATTGTTCTGACTGACTACTCCCTACAGAATGAACTTCCGCTCTGGGGAGCAAAATTTTAAGGCGCTGTGCTACAGCGTCCCCCACACCATTAGCATCTACACCAACCGCCAATACATCGTAAGAGCTAAGGAACGTAACAATTTGAAAATATTGGTCTTCCCAATCATCGCCTTGAATTTCCATCCAGTTTAAAATGCGGTGGTCAAAATAACCAAACTCATCTGGTCTATCCCAATCTACCCACACCACTGTAACAACAGTGGAGTCAATTTTACGAGCGGGGTCTATTCCTACCACAACAGGTGAACGATGCCAAGCTTTAACTACTTCTTGTGAAGTATCGCCCAACTCATCAAGAATACTTGAAGTAACAAACATTCCCCTATCAAGAAGCCATTTACAACAGTAAGACATTTGAAACTCATCCGAGTCTTCGCCAATACGCAACATTTCTTTCTTAATAAACTTTGCGTAATTAACGTTGTATTTAGACACATCACGATAGTCCCACTCAAAATGATTTTGTTTTCCACGAGCCGTTTGGCGTCTTTTATTTAATTGAATACTTCTATAAAAATTATTTTTGTGGGTAGTTGGGGTTCCAGTTTTAACCATGGTTCCTGAATAGTACGCAAGCATAGGAGAGATTGATTTAGACACAACAAAGTCATCGGCTTCTTGACACTCGTCAATAACAATAAGATGAAAGGATTTAGATTCAATTTTTGCTCGTGGGTTAGCTGTCATCATCATAAGTGAGGAGCCAGAGTTTTTAAGTTTAATTTGTCGTGTAACACCCGCTACTTTACCTAATGAATCATCAATTTCTGGGTCGCCCAAAATCTCTAACGCACGCTCTGAAGTAAGACGATTTACTGTACGACCAAAAAGAGTTTCTACCTGACCTTCAACTGGAGCAAACATACCAATCCAGACTCCGTCTTTAAACTTTCCAAGAAGGTCTGGATACATTTTTGCTAAGCGTGGGAGAAGAACCATGAGTGTAGCTACCGTATTAGCAATGGTTTCAGATTTACCAGACTGACGTGCGGCGAGAGCTGTTATTTCTTCGCCATCGTTAATAAGCACGGATTCAATAATTCTTTTAGCTAAAGGTAGTTGGTAAGGGTGAAGCGGGTGTCCCACAAGCGCGTCCATAAATTGTAAGCAACGAGTTATAAGCTTATTGACAAATTCTTTAGAAAGCTCATCTAACTCGTCCTCTTCGTCAGCAAGTATACTTGCTTCAATTTCATCAAGTTCTTCGTCTTCGTCAAAAAATTCTTGTTCGCTCATATATGCCTTAGTTTAGTAGAAAGCGGAAAGCCTGGGCATGTAACCCAGGCTGACCGATGCCACACGGGGAGAAGGAAGAGGCAAGCATTATCATACACCAATTGTCGATAAATCTGTAAATCGTTTATAGACGTGTCGTGCGTTTAACTAGCTGGTCTATGGCGGCATGAAGAGCCTCTGCACCTAATAACGCCTCTTTAAGAGCAAAATCACTATCTCTATTTTTACCGTAGGCACTCATGCAACGACCAATTTCATAGGTGGCTTGTTCAATCCACATCTCTAACTCTGTTGTAGGAATTTTGCTAACGCGTTTGGATACTTTTTCTGAAAAGGGCTTTACCCAAATTTCTTTTTTAGTAAAAAACATCACCACTCCCTTACGTCTTTGGCTGGAAGTTCCATATCCCTAAGGCCAATAGCTTCAGCAAGCATAACATCCGCCTCATCCTCATACACATCAGCAGGTTTATTCCACAGCCCCAACACAAACCCAGGGTGTGTAAAAGGCGCCCTGAATACTATACACACTTTACTTTTACGGTATGGGTAGTTAGTCTCTTGAGTCCAGCCTTTTTCTGCAATTGGCAAAATTCTACGGTGGTAGTACTGTATTACATCTGCGTATAGGGGTCCAATAGATTTCATTAGGAGTTAAATAATACCCTAGTTTCTTCTGTCATTTCATCTGGGTTAAACGGCCCCATATCATCATGGCTATCCAAACCAGATGCGGCTAAGTATCTTCCTGTTGAATTACTGGCTTTGAGGTCATTCCAAATATCAACAGGTATGTCATTATATTCCCACCAAGTATTATCTCTAAACTTTATAACAAGTTTTTCAGCCTGTCTGCTGTACGCAATTTTTAATGCTCTTGGTCTAGGGGGATTGATAGTGGGGGCAGTCATTGTTTGATATGTAGGCGGAGTATCCCTTGAATCATATTCTTGAGAACCAAAAGTTTCCATAGCCTCATTGTAAGTTTTAACATCTAGAGGGGTATAGACTTCCCAATCAGTTTGAACGCCTAATTTTTCACGTATAGCTTGTTGTACATTGTACGTTTTTTGCCCTGATTGAGCTTCGGCAGATTTTCTTCTCCCATAATAAGTTTCTACACGGTTTCTTTTACTCATTATTCCTCACAAACGTGTTCAGCTGTCTCATTCTCCATAACGCGAGCAAAACAAGATGCACATCGCAGTACTTTAGGGGCACGATAATTATTTTGAGCCGTTCCCCCTAATTCAAACCCACCACCATCTTCAGCGTATGAAGGCTCGTAATTAGAAATAATCTCAGATTCACGAAATAATTCTCTTGGAAAAGGGCCTTGCGGGTTTTGCACTTTATCTGGAACTGGGTGTACTTGTACCGCTTGATAGCGGGTAACTTTCATTCTGTGCTCTTAGCAGTTTTTTTCTTAATTGCTTTAGGCTCTTCAACTGAAGGCTCTACCAAAGGAAAGTGACCAGCAGCAGCTCTCTTGTGTAACCAAGTTGGAAGGCAAGAAGCACAATAATTTACAGGATTAACTCCTGGGTCAGCACTTGTGTAATTTGCCTCATTATCGCAATTGTCGCATTTAATCATATTGACTCCTTAATAGGACTCAATAATACCTTATGCAATGCCAAAGGCGGGTGCGTTAATACACCCGCCTTCAACTTAGATATTACTTAGAAGCGCCAATTCCGTAAGACTTGTCCTTTGGGTTAAGCGCCTTGGCAAGAGGTCCAACTAGACCTGCAGCAAAAGCGTTAAGAAGAGTCTTTGGGTCAGTAATTCCGCTCATGTATAGAGCAAGAACAGATGCTGCAGATGCGCGTAAATAGGTTGCACCAGCAGATTTAAGTGTATTTAAATCCATAACTTCCTTCTTTCATCGCGGAGTTTCCGCACTACTAATGTAGCAGATTATTCGCCTTCTACAACGTGTTGCTCAAAACGACCTTCCAGCTTTGCTATCTTCTCCCCGATGGCAATTTGGTCAACTCTTAATTCTTTAAGCATGGGAATAACTTCTTTATTAATTTTATCGTGCATTGATGAACCGCCATTAGGACGCAGCTCAGATAAGTATTTTTTTACTAGCCATTTTATGCCAGCTGCGCACGCAATAAAAATACCAATTTCAGCTGATGTTACGCCAATCCAAGCGTCAACGCTCATAGGACTACCATTTCTCTCTATATTAAGATGAGTAGAAGTATGGTTGTCCAAATTAAATTACACAATTTACATCTCTATTTATACATTATATTCGGCGTGTTTGTATGCGTAAAAAGATTAATTTAAGTTGAACTTGACATGGCACGTAACTCTTTGGTTTGCTAGTACATGACAGAGCCACTAGCAATAGTGGCTTTCGCCAACTGAGAGGAGCAATTAAATGCTCAATATCAGAATTAATCTAACGATTAATCTAAGAAAGACGTGGGCTGCTCTCTGTATTGTGGTACTGACACTAACACAATCAATTACACCCGCCCATGCAGTAACTGTAAAGTCATTTACAGTAAGTGAGAGGCCAGTAACGGTATCTCTTACCTATTTAAAAGTGACCACAACAGTTTCTCAAGCCAAGAAATCCTTGGCAAGCTCAGACGTTAAGTATTTTGACGCTGAGGCGCTTGCGTTCCTAACTATGTACTCACAAGGTGAGAGCATTAAATCATGGAAGTGCTTGCGGTCATTGTGGCAATCCGAAAGCCACTTTAATCCGAAGGCAAGAAATATGAGTTCTGGTGCGTTAGGCATTGCTCAATTCTTGCCATCTACTTGGAGCAACTATAAAGTTGAAAAAACGATTGAAGCGCGTCTTCAAATTAAGTATGGACTACGCTATATACAAAAACGATATGGGAGCATAGATGACTTATCAGGTACCTGCAACGCTTGGAACTTTCATCAAAAGCGTGGGTGGTATTAAAGCGCCGTATTTTGATGGCACACAGCCGTGTGCTCAAACGGACCCCGAGCTTTTCTTTCCAGAAACCGCTGGGGAAGCCAATAGGTCAAAAAAATTTATAAGAATGATTTGTAGTAGCTGTAGTTTTAAAGTTGAGTGCTTGGAATACTCACTCACAACAGATGTTCATGGAGCTTGGGGTGGTTACCTTGAGACTGAACGTAAAGAAATGAAACGATATCGAAAACTTTCGGCATAAAGCAAAAAGCCCCAGATTTCTCTGGGGCTTTTTTGTTTATTTAGATTTATGCAAAAGGAGTAATTGTAATTGCTGCTCCTGCTGCCACTGATGCAGCGCCTGCGGCGCGTGATTGTGTCTTGATTGTTCCAGATGTACCTGTCAAACCAGCAACTGAAAGGCTTGATGTTGATAGGGTTCCTGAAGTTGGGGTTGTAAATGAAACAGTGTTTGTTGCATTTGCTGTGACTGTCCAAGTACCATTGAGGTCGGTATCTGGAGAAACAAGCGATGCAACTGTAATTTTTGTTCCCACTGGGTACTTTGCACCAGCACCTGCTGAGGTAATTGTTGCTGCTGTAAGTGTACGAGCCACTGCGGTGATTGTTGATGCAGTATTTGTAGCAGCTGAAGCTGTTGTAACAACAAGTTCTGCATCTGTTAAAGCATCTACAGCTGAAGCTGTTGCAAAGCCAAGAACAGAAGGAACTACTACATAGTCAACGCCAGAGATATAGGCACCATCATTTGCAGTAACTTCGTCTGTGTAGCGAACTTTACCTGAAATGTTGATATAGCTTCCTGTTCCTGATGCCGTTACTGTAAATGTGTAGCGGTTTGCTGTTGCTACGGTAAGGTTGGTTCCGTCAAGGCCCGTACCTGTAATATTTACAGAATCTCCTGCAGCAAGGAAGTTGTTTGGAGCAATATATGTCTGTGTTGTGCCATCTCCAGAAGCTTGAGTAATTGTGTAAGAAGCTTGATGTGTGCTTCTAAATGATGGGTATGATGCCCAACCAGATTCTGCACGAACATGGTTATCTGCTGGAACGTTGAAAGAAAGTCCGTTTGCAAATGTTGTTGTGATGTCGCCGTAAGCAAGATTGGCGCTAGCTACTTGAGTAGTAGCTGACCATTGACGGTCATAATCTGAACCGCCAATATTTGTAACGGAGCCACGACGAACATCGTTTGGCTGAAGTGGATTCATACCACCCCATACGAAATCTACCGCTACGTTGCCAGCAGAATCTGTTGCGTGACCATCGTTATTTGTTACGCCTACTTGAGCCGCAATGTATTCGGAGTAAGCTCCTGTGCCCTGCGGTGAACCCACAGATGCGGGTGAACTATAGTTTGTCATTAAATTAATACCTATTCTCTAGAGTGTGTTTAGCAATCCCATGCGCGTAGGGACTTGTTAATTCTACTATTTGGGTCATTAGCTGTCTTACTAGACGTATTAGCCCTTTTCATTCCACTCATTCGGGCGCAAAAAGATTTATGCCTGTCATTGTTATGGTCTTTACTTGGAGCTTTTAAATTACTTCCTGGGTGCGCTTTTTCATATGATTTGCGCCCTGTTTCATTGAGCCCACCTTTTTTGTTCTTTCCTGCTTTACGTTGCCATGCCTCTGACTTAGCCATTTGATTCTCCATTCGCACCACGGCCTGGGTTCATGTAAACACCTTTTTTAGCTTTTTCTTGGTTTCTTAAGAAAAATTTCCTAATACCAAATCTAGAATCATTGACCGTAATAGGGCGGTCAACACTATTTTTAAATTCTTTTAAACGTTTCATACCTTCCAACGATTCCATTGAAGGGCTTGAGTTTTTACTCCAGTTACAGAACCATTGGCTCTGGTAAGAGCATCACGAAATTCACGGTCGCTCATACGAGTGCGATTGATATTCATCTGAGTTAAAGACTCTGTATATAGGTTTTCTTTAGGCTCAAGATTTTTTCTTTTAGACATTATCCAAATTAACGGGCGGTTCTTCAGTATTAAATTGTTTACCAACACCAGGGTCTTTAGGATTTGCTTTAAAAGATGCGCTACCACCAGGAAAACTAAAAGAACTGGCTGTGTGACCTTCTGGAGTATTAGAGTTTATTAAATTCATTGCATGTTCACGGTCTGCAAGTCCTTGCGCATGTGATTGATTGTTTTGTTGCGTTTTTCTTTTATGTGCGGAATCGGCAGCTGTTTCACCTAAAACATGTCCTATAAGCTGAGCGTCAATAGCGTGACCTGCTTTTTGTCGCATTAAATTAGATTGGTCACGGGCGCTAACTTGGTTATTATTTTTTTTACCGCCCAAAAGGTTAGCAATTCCATAAAGCGCGCCAAATTGACGCCCAACCCTGCCAGAAGGTGCCTGATTAAAATCAAATGCGCTATTAGCCATACCTAATGGTCTCCTAAAAATAATTAGTTTTCTGTGTAAGCAAGGTGTTTTTCTTCGCAACCCCTAGCTAAATCAGGGACTACAAAGCGTTTGCCGCATAACGCACACGTATAAAGCGCTATACGTTCTGCATCTGTCATCAATTAGTCGAGATGTTTCATAATCTCTGCCCAAGTAGCTGGGCCAACAATTCCATTGGAATCAAGGTGGTCGTAGCTATCTTGGATAGCGATTACAGCTTTCTTTGTAGCTGGGCCGTATTCCCCGTCAGCATCTAGGTCTAAAGCCTGTTGAATAAGCTTTACTCCCGTTCCAGTATCTCCAGGAATAATTTTTCCTGGAAATTCTGGAATAACTTTAGCTACTGGGGTTGAGGGAGTTGTGACTGTGCCATCTGTGTAAGAAGGGCGCCCAAAACCAACAACAGATGCCCAGAGGTGACGTTTGTTATCCACCCTATATCCACGAACATTCATAGCGCATTCTCCACCATTATTAGGTGAACCCTTTGGTTTTGAGTCAGGCGTGGTATTTCCCTCTACAGTTGTTATTGTCCCGTCACCATTGTCCTTGACGACAATTCCTACATGCTGAATTGGTGATGTTGGAAGAGCGTGTGGGATAAATGAGAAATAAACAAGGTCACCAGGCTGTGGATGAGCATCTGCCGCATCTGCCCAAGTTCCAACTTTTTTAAATGCCGCTGCACCTGTTGGGGTAAAAACAGTATTAGGAATTTTTACTTTTGCCTTATCAGCGCACCACATCATTAGACTTCCGCACCATGCTTGAAAGTTAGCTTTTGTAAAAGCACCATAAATTGTTTCGTTATCTTTTGGTCCTTCAATAACACCAATTTGAGACTTAGCAACTTCAATCATACGAGCTGCTGTTCCTGGTTTTGCTGTTGTTACTGGTGGTACAGGGTTGCCTACGTTACCTAATGACATTTTTTACTCCTTAATTGTAATTTGGGTCTTCTGTTGCTGCAGCTGGTGCTGTGGGTGTTACTGCGTTTTGTGCCGAAATAACAATATCTTGACCAGATTGGTTAGCTTCAACTTGTAGGTCAGCTGCTGTCTTAGAGTTGACATCTACTGCAGCAAATGCAGAGTTAATTTCATCTAGTGATAGCTTCCCGTCGTTCATGAAACCACGAGCAAGCTTTTCAACAACTGCTGCAACTGCTGTAAGACCAGCAACTATTACTGCTTTTAGTACTGAGATGCCTGCAATAGAGCCTGCACCGATTACTCCGAGTCCGCTAGCTGCAAATACTGCAACAATGCGAAGGAGGATATTTCCAAACATCTTCATTATTCATCTCCTGGATTTCTAAATCGGAGTGTTACGCACCATACGATAAACGATGCAAGTGTTACTTTTCCAATAACATTTTTTGCGCTACCCGTTAATACAAGCCACGCAGAAAAAAGGCCTACAAAAGTCCAAATTTCGCTAAAAAAATCTTTAGATATATCTTTAAAAAATTTTTTCATTAGCTACCAAATCTCCTTCTCACTGCAGCTATCACGGTTGTGATAACCAATATTTTCTTTGCTTTTTTACGAGTGACTGGGCTCATATCGTTGCCAATGTTGGACATGGCAACGAATGCGTGGTTTAGTGCTTGGACGCCTGGTACGGCTGCGATAGCTCCAGTTATTGGAGTTTCGATTACAGGTACGGCAACGTCAGGTGCATTAAATGTTGTTCCGCCTGGTTGTCCAATAAATGTATCTGCAATTGTAATTGCATCGGGTGGGATAGGTAAGCCTGAACCAGGTGCGGGTGCTGGTGGAGTTAACGTTCCATCTTCAGTAACAACTTGTGGGGATGATTGAGTACCAAAGAATTGAATACCGCCATTTTCAACGCCCTTAACATCTACTTGTACGTGAGCAACTAAAACTTCTGCGGGCGCTGGTTTAGGAACATCTGTAGGTAATTGAGCGGCGTTGTTAGGAACGATTCCAATTTCTTTAAAGGCTTGAATTTCAGTAGGTTTCATATAAATTTCTGGAGCCACGGCTGGTTTCCAAGTTTCTGCTGTAGTATCCTTTGTCACAACTATTACAGCAGGAGGTTCGGGTGCAGGAACAGGTGCAGGCGCTGGTTCGGGCGTTGGAGCAGGCGCAGGAACGGGTTCAGGAGCTGGCTGCGGAGCAGGTACGGGTTCTGGGATTGGTTGCGGCTCTGGTTGCGGCTCAGGAGTCGGAACAGGCTCTACAACAGGCACAGGGTCAGGAGTAGGCTGTGGTTCAGGAATTACCATTGGAAGGGTCTCAGGAGACGGCTCAGGCTCTAGAACGGGCGGCTCAGTTGGCATTGGCAAAGGCTCAGGCTCGACAACTGGCTGCACGGGAAGAACAACAGGTTCGGGACGCGGAGCTGGTTCAGGAGCTGGGTGCGGAGCGGGCGCGGGAGCGGGGGAGGGAATAGGCGATGGTGCTGGCAACACAGGAGTATTGGTTGGTTCGGGTGAAGGAGTTGGAGTTGGAGTTGGCAAAGGCGTTACTTCGGGTGTCGGAGTTGGAGATGGCGTTGGACTACCAGCTGTCGAAGGCGATGGGGAAGGAGTAGGAGATGGACTTGGTTGCGGTGTTTGTGTTGGGGTTGGGCTTGGGCTTGGCGTTGGGGTACTGGTTGGCGATGCCGAGGGTGAAGCGGTTGGAGAAGGAGTCGATGAAGGTGTCGGGGTGGCAGTTGGAGTCTCGGTTGGCCCAGGAGTTATCACTTCAGCGGTTACAACGGGAGCAACGTAGACACGAGTTAGACCAGCCTGCTCAAGAGTAACTATTTGACCGTTAGGTAAACGCACACCTGTGCGGGTATTAATG